CCTCTAGTTTGATGGTTGTTTAGTAGTAGATCCATTTGTTATTCCTGATTTAATTGATTGATACTTGTATATATCATAATACTCACTTGCTTGTTTATGTTTTGTTTTTAGCATTAACAAGTTTGTAGTACTTTGTAAATTTGTATACTTATTTACGCTTCTTTGTAAATCATCCATTACAATCTTTAACGTTCTTTTAATTTGATTGTATTCTTTATCTTCTATGTTTACTTCTAGCCAATTATCTTTTTTATATTCTGCTAGTAGTTTGTTTGCCTTAGAGACTAACATCTTCCATTCCTGCTGTTCTCAGCCTTGTAATGTGTCCTAATTGCCATTGTTTAGTTTCAAGGCCTTTCATTATGCCAAGCCATTTATTTCTTAGCAGAGCAACCTCATTTATGATTGTTTCAAAGTCAATAACTTCATCTTCACCGTCAACATACTTTTCAGCATCTCTTGTTGACAATGCTCTAGCATAACTTTCTAAATATTTTTTAAAATGTGTTTGTCTAATTTTTCTTAACTTGATATTAAGAAGGTTTAGCACAGCCTCAATCTCTTGAAGTTGGCTAAACCTTAGTTCAGTTTGTGCTGGTAGTTCTTTTAGATTTTTTTCGATGACACCGCCGATTCTACTATCTCGCCTAGCATTTTCAATCTCGGCATAGTAATAATCGATAAAGTCTGGAATAGCACCTAAGTCGTGTACTATTTTACTATACCAATTAATAGTTGTGATCGTCTTCATCTTCGAAATCAACCTCGTCATCTAAATAAAGTGGTTCTTCATCTAAGACACCTGAACATATATCTTCCATTATATCGTCAGCATCTTTTAAGGCGTCAAGTGTTTCTTCTGAAACACCTACGTCTTGTAGAATTTGAATCCACTGTTCACCAGCTCTGTGTCTATCTTTTTCTGGTATATATTCTTGTAATACCTTCCAAGATTCCACTAGCAAGTCAGTTTCGTTACTCATACCTTATTCACTTTCTGTCGGTTGTTCTTCTACTTCACTACTTATATTATCTTCTGTAGTTTGTGTACCGCCAGAAAGTATATCGGCCATTACTACTTCTAGTTTATCACCAGTCCAGCCTTTACGGAATTCTTTCATTTCCGTTCCTGCTAGTGTAGTATATTTTAGCCTATTTCCATCTTTAGTCAATAGTCCTTGCTTTTCAAACATATCAACAAGACCACTGTATGGATCCATACCTCTATCATATGGAATTTTAACTTGTACTGATTCAAAAGGTTTAGCATAACGAGTTTTCATAACTTTACAACCTGCTCTAATACCTCTTACATCACTAATTTTGTTACCTGCTTCATCTTCTTTTAACTTTAACTTCTTCATAGCAATTACAATACTTGAAGCATAGATAAATCCTTGTCCGCCTGATATCTTATCATCTGGATCAAACATATCTTGTGAAGCATAAGTGTGATTGGTTGCTACTAAACCTACGTTGTGAGCACCTATCATATTAACAGTGTTTCTTACTAATGCTGTCAGTGCCTTAGGCTTACGACCCATGTCACCTTTCATATCACCTTTATCAAATTGATCTACATCAGTAGGTGTTAACAACATACCTAATGAATCAATTACAAATAAAACTTTAGGACGTTCTTCTTGTGGCATATCCTTATAGTCTTTCATAAACTTACTAATTGTAAGTGCCACATCATCAATCATACTCATTGATAATTTAAGAAGTTTATCTTCTTCTGTGCTTACTCCTAAAGCATGGAGCCATGTTTCATCTAAAGCGTTCTCAGAGTCAATTAGTACTACAAAAATACCTTGCTCTTGAGCGTGTTTTACAATGTTACCTGCCGCGAAATAACTTTTACCTGCTCCTGATTCACCAGCAAATACAGTTACTTTACCAAGAGGTACACCTTTATAAAAGTCTCCACTAATCAAATAGTTTAGACAGTAATTACCTGTTGAGATCCAATCAGTAGGATCATTAAAACCAATTGATAAACCATCAATTGACTTTGTTATATCTTTTCTAAATTTACTTACGTCGAATGGTTTTACCATAACTTACCTTCCTTGAATAACGGGTGTGGATTTCTCCACACCCTATCTTACATTAAGATTTGTTCTGTCGTTCTCTAATCATTGCTAAAATGTCATCTGCCTTTTTAGCACTAGTAGTTTCGACAGGTTGAGCCTGTGCTACCGGTTCCGTTTGAATCGGTTCTGGCGTTGCCTGTGGTGCTGTTTCTGTAGTTTCGTTAGCAACTGGCTGTGATACAGCCGGAGCGGGAGACGGTGTTGCTGTTTGTGTAGAAACTGTTCCACTAGGAGCACTTACACCAGCCGGACGATAATAAGCGCCATACTTCTCAGTATCGTAAGGCTTGCCGTCTACTGAATCCTCAAACATCTGTTTAATAATGTTCAATTCTGTTTCAGTTGGCTTCTTAGGTAAGAATTCGCTAAGGTTAAACAAACCGTTAGTGTCAACTGCTGTTTGTTCTGCTTCACTTAGAGCACTTTCTTTTCTTGCCCATTTAGAAGTTGAATAATCAGCATAACCACCTTTGGTTGTTTTAGTTACACGGAAGTCTAATCCAGCAGTGTAATCTGTTGGCATTTCTTCCATCTCTGGATCCATCAAACTTGCTTTGATAATATTAAAGAGTTGAGGTCCCATAATAAATCGTCTAATAGGATTTTCTGGAGTTGAATCTTCATTCAAAGGATTCTCTCTAACAAAACCTTGGAAGATATATGAACGCTTCTTCCAATACTTACGACCTTGTTCTTCTAAAGAAGCATCTTTAAACCAAGGACGTACTTCTGCTAGTACTGGACATGATCCAGTTGGTTCCCACATCTCCATACACGGTACTTGTACTGTGGTTGGTTTGCTATCCACTTCGTTCTTAATACCTTGGAATGGCAGTCTAATCATTTGTCTTTCTGCCCAAAAGAAAGTATTTGAAGCATTACCATCAGGTAAGAACCTCAATACACTTGTCTCGTTTTCTTGGATATTCCAGTGTGGATAAATGGCGTTGTCGCCTACGTTGCTACTGCCAGATTGGCGTGTTTCTTGTGCTTGTAGCCTAGCACGGATTTCTGCTAATGTTGCCATAATAATTGCCTTTCATTGCCTTATGTTTTATTGCCTTGATAAAATACAGTTCCAACTGTATCTTAACATTATTATTTATCATCTTCAATCGAGAACCGCTCTCTTTTGAAATGTAAATTAGGCTGTATCATTGTCTTAGTGTATATGATTATAGAAATAAAGTCAACCTTTTTGACTAACTTTTTTTCCATTCAGCATATATCCTATTGCTGGTGTCCCATTTACACTCAGTAATACTACAACCATATTTGTGAGCCCATTCTGTATTGAGCTCAATAGTCCACGGAAAGAATTGGATTGCTTCAACACCTTTCCAAGGATGATCGCCAATACCAGGATTCTGTCGCCAAAACAAGCGTCCTCCAGGTTTGACTAAACTTACTGCTTTTTTAACTTGTGGTTCAACATCTTCTGCTGTTCCAAAATTCAAACTTCCAAGTACAAAAGCAACGTCCCATTGTTTATTGGTTTTGAATTCCATAATACCAACTTTTTCATCTGCTTCATCATTAGCAGGATCAATACCATACAATGCTTGTTTAAGATGTGGCTTAAACAAATTAAAGCCACAACCAATATCAATTACAGTTTCGCCAGGCTGTACTTTTTCTAACAGAGCCCAACCACTGTATTTGAAATGATCATAATTTGGTTTCCAACTGTTACCAAAATATTCATTTACTGTTTTGCTATCCATTATTTTACCTTTAAGTTAGATGGACTATACTGTTCTCCGTTGTATCCTGATCCTGTAGCATTAGGTCCTTCTTCTACTCCGCTGTTACACCCTACTACTACAACCACTAGAAAAAATACTGAATACATCACTACACGTTTTGTCCAAGTAATAAATTCTTCAAAAGTTTTTTCGGCTTCTAATTCTGCTAGTTCTTTAGGTGTCATTGCCCTACTCCAAAACAAGGTAGTAACGGAGTCATCTTACAGTACCTAGCATAATCTTCATGCCCTACCATAGCGTATGTCATGCCCCATGGAACACATACAATAAAAAAGACTAAGATTAAAAACGCCCAGCCTAATCCTTTTGTTGTACAATAATTTTCACTCATTAAATATCCTTTATCAAATATCTGTTATACATTTCTTGATTATCAATAACAAACTGTCTACACATAGTAGAAAATATAGTATTGTCTACAGGTTTGTCAAGTATAGTTTGTAACTTTTTACAGAACTTCTTTTGTAATGTTTCATCATAAAATGTTGTATAAGAAAAATACAAATCAAATTTAGTTTGACTTGCTTTCTTTTCAAATTCTAAATCAAAATCTACTTCAGTAGGTCTTTTAAAATTAAAGAAGTCAGACAAATATCTAGTAGGATCTTCATCTGGATTATTCTTAATATGTCTGTTGAAACTGCTCATTGACAGTTCCCATAAGTTATTACATTCCATTTTAACAGTAACTACTTTACTAAATTCTTTAGGAAAGTCTTGTATTAAAGGATCTGTATGTTTTGTGTTTACAAACACATTAATTTTATCTTTGTCAAAGTCACTTGTTTTTGTATTAAAGAACCATCTGTTTCTATTTGCTAAACTAGTACCAGATCTATCTTTTTCTTTTAGTTTAAAAGTATAAGGAGCAACAGCATCACCTAATGATTTAGCAATAGCGCCACTTAAATATTGTCCGCCAGCACCAGTATCATAATAAACTGTAAGTCCTAGCATTCTGCTATCCACACATCCTTTTCAAAAATAAAATCTCTGTCTATACCCCAAGTATTTCTAAACCATTCACGTCCTGGTTTTCTAAAAGGAAGTTTGTGTTTGTATACAAATTCAAGTATTGCTCTATTTTGACAGCAGATTTCTTCCCACATTTTCGTATTGTCTTTGTACCATCTGTAATTAGGCCAACTGATATCCCAACCGCCTGCTTCGTGCCACCAGTCATAACATACAGAATCTGGTCGCCAACACATAACGATTTTGCTATCAGGAAAAGTATTTTTAATTTCTTCTAAATAATAAGCAAAGTTATGACTTAAAATAAGTTTCCAATGATCTTTTGGACCTAGATAACTTGTAGCAATTTCATCTTCCCATTGCTCTTTAGTTCCTAATTCTTCATCAAGCCATCCACCATTAAGCATTTCAGGACCATAGTAATTGCCAATGTGTCCACTATACTTGTGATGTGTGTACTTTTTGTTTGGTGTAAGATCTGTGTTGTCAACATTCTCCCAATTATCTCTAATTGTTTGACTTACCCCACTCCATCGACTCCCCGGAGCACCTGTAAAAAATATCCAATTCTTCATGTGTATACACTTCCTATTATAAAGTAATCAACAACAAATGTCAATTCAGCACCTAAAAATACTGCTATCCAATAGTTGCCAATCCAATCCCATAACTGTTTTATGACCCACCATGCCATTAAAACTCTTATAGAGTATAACACATCAGATACGATTATGTCAACCCATAAAAAGCCATCTGCTTCAAAATAATTGTAAAATATGAAATTGTCGTATATGAAACTCAACTGTGCCATTATAAAAACGGCAACATAGTAAGGAAGGTATCGTGTAGTAAATTTGACTAGCGGTCCGGAAACCGCTAGTCTGTAGAGTACATAGATAAAGTTAGCGGTTGCTAACTCAATCATTTATTTTGCCAAATCCGCTTTGTATACGCTAGATAGGCCTAATGCTTCTGTATTAAATTTTACAAGGTTTTGTAAAGCATCTGATGTAATAAAAGTCATTAGTGTATCTCTGTGGGCATTACCGGCATCACCAATTACCCAATCATAGTTACCAACTTTTTTAGCAATCGCCGCCATAGCATCTGGATCGTCTGCCATTTGTACCATAGCCTCGATTAGTTTTGCTTTGTTAGGATTACCTTTGTTTACCCATAATGCTTTTTGTAAACCATCACGGAATGACTTAACTAGTTTGTAAGCATCGTACATATCACCGCTTGGTGCTACACCCCAACGCTCTTCAAATAGAATCTCAAACTGAAATCCAGGATAGTTAGGATCGTCGGCGTGTGAACCGTCTGCTTGTAGGATACCATGATGGAACCACACTTCAGCATTTTCGTTTGGTGCCACGTGTTTTTTGTAAGCCGCAGGATTTTCTCTTGTACCGTTAAGTTCGCCACGTTTAAATGCTAAACGTCTTTCACCACCTGACATACCTTTAACCCAAGTTACTTTTTCTTTAAAGCAGGCAGTGTATTCTTCAATTGACTTGTTTGGTCCACAGATTAACATAGTAAAAGCAAATGCTTCTGGTACCATACCGGAACCTGCCGCGAATGATGGATTGTCCATATCAGCGCCTTTTGCCTTACCAGCGATAATGTTCAAGTTCATTAAACCAATTGAATCATAGTCAGCATAGTTGTAATCTACTTTTTCTTGTAAGAAAGCAACACCGTTCCCGCCGTGTGATACCATTACTACTTTGTCGTCATCACGTAGATTGTTATGCCATTCGTTGAATCCAGGAATGTCTCTTGCTCCTGGGATATGTTTTAAAATAATTTTTTCGCCTAAGAAAGGTTCTAGTTGTCCGGCAATAATTTCTGCCCATACACTAGTACCGCCGCCTGGCTTTTGAGGAATGACGAATGTATAGTCTGCCATTGCCGAAGTACTAATCATTACAGATGCTACAGCACCTAAGATTAACTTTTTAATTGATCTCATTTTTTTCTCCTTTAGATATGAGGATACAACACAATGATTTGTGTTAAATTATTTGTATTGTAGTTGATTGTTTCTACACTTCGAACTCTGGCACTCGCCTAAGTTTGTGTATTATGTTTGTTAGTACAGCTCTGTACTATGTTTATTTATTATTGTTCTTAAACACAAAGTAATATCTGGTTCCTCTATCATTTACTTCTTGTTTAAGATCCAGTATATCACAGTTTAATTGCTGTGAACAGTTAATAATAAATTCGCTTGTCCAGTTGAAAAACTGTATCCATTGTGCCTCTGGTGCTTGGTGTTGTGTACCAGGATTAACCCTAAAGTATAGTAAGCCATTTGGTTTTGTAAGATTTACAGCATTTTCTAGTTCAGCATAGATCTTATCTACAGTTCCAAAATTAATACTGCCTAAACTTATAACAACATCAAATTTGTCTTTAGATTTAAAATCTACAATATCACTACAGAGATCTGCTTTTGTATTGTAGGGATCTACACCTACTAAGTTGTCTATCTTGCCTTTGAATTCATTGTAACCACAACCTAAGTCTAAAACACTAAGAGGTTTTAAACTGTTTATTTCATCAATAATACTTAAACCACTGTACTTGTATTTTTTAGTAATCGGTTGCCATACTTTTGTAAAGTACTTTGCTAACACACAATGATCAATTTCATTTGTAAGTTCAATTAGTGTTGTAAATTTAAGACTGTCAATGTCAACACCAAAAGTACCGTTGACTGCTTGTTGTAGTAACTTTTCGTCTGTCATTAGTTGAGGACTAGACGTAAACATTTCACATAATCTATTTAAAATTTTAGTGTTCATTATACTTTAACTGTGTTACTAAAAGATCCAAATTGTACAATATCATTTGTTGTATCTGTTGTCCAGCCTGTAACTTGTAGCATAGGACGATCGTCCCAACCCATATTACAGGTAGCGTGTGGAATATCTCTCCACTCCCAAGTTATACATTCACCTTTACGCCATTGATGCCAGTTGCTGTTTCCTAATTGAAAAACTTGTCCGTGTTTCCAATCATCTAACATAATAGCAAAACGCCTCATTAGATTAGGATTCTTATCTGCTTCTATTTCTTCAAAACTGTTACCACGTTCTTTACGCCCAGCAAAATTATCAATATGCCAATTTAAAAGTTGTCCTGTTGTTTGATTGTGAAACTTTATAGTTACATCAGTCATGTCAAAGTACTCTGCTATACGCTGAAACACAGGAATATCTTCTGCTTTTGTTCTATTGAAAATTTCCATGTTTGGATTAGCGCCGGCTTTGATTAAATCATTTTCTTCTTGTGTAGCAGTGTAGATACGCTCATCAAATTGATTTCTGTTTGCCCATGTACTTGTTTGTACTCTGCCTAAACATTCAAATACTTCATTGTGCCATTCACCGTCAAACGTACAAACTTCCTGATAGTCTTGTGTTTTTAGTTTAGGGTCAAAGTGCCATTTACTTTTGCTCTTTGTAAATTCCCAACGGCTTTCGCCCCATTCTTCTTTAGACATTAAGCATACTCCAATTTATTCTTTCTAGATAATCCATAAGCAAACATACAAATAATCACTGCTACTAAGAATAAGAACAATGGTCTTTGTAATAACATTTGTATATTATACAACGTTGTCATCTGGATTGTCAAGGCCTCAACCTTCATTGCTAAAATAAATGCCATCAACATAGCAGGTCGACTAAACTTGTACTTCTTAGCAAAATAACCTAATGCTGAACAAATACCAAGTATAGCATAATCTTCCCAACCGCCTGTATATTGAACACAGGCCCAAACTATAAATGCTACAATAAGAGGGAAATAATACTTGTAAGGTACATAACAAATTTTAGCAATATATCTATTGAACGCTATACAAATTACGCCAACTAATACTGTGGCCCACATAAACCCGTATGTTAAACTGTCAAAAAATCTTGTATCGTAAGCAAGGTCTGGTGTACCTAATTCAAAACCTAAATACATAAACAGTGCCATTAACACTGCGGCAAAACTTGCTCCTGGTATACCAAACAGTACAGTAGGAATCATACTTGTTGCTTTTTGTGAATTGTTAGCACCTTCAGGTCCTATTACTCCTCTGATGTTTCCTTTACCAAACTCTTCTTTAGGGTGACTTGCTACAGTTGAACCATATGCCATCCAGTCTCCCATAGCACCACCAATGCCAGGTAGAAAACCTACAAATGCTCCAATGGCTCCGCCACGTAAAGCGTCCCACTTACAACGCCAAACTTCTTTTATACCTTGCCATGTCTGTTTACCATGACTGTCTTTTCCTACTGTTGCTATACTCTTACCTTGTTTCCACCCATCAAGTATTTCTGGAAAGGCAAACAAACCAGCAACAAAAGGAAGTAGTTGAACACCATCTGCTAGATAATCCCAACCAAATGTATACCTATCAGTGTTAGTGTTAGGGTCAACGCCTATAAGTCCAATGAATATACCTATAACAATAGCAATTAAACTTCTAAACCAAAACTTGTTACTAACAAAACCAACACAGGCCAAACTAAGCATTATAAATGCCCAAAGTTCTGGGATACCAAAATACATAATAAGTTGTACATACCAAGGCAGTAAAGCAAACGTTAATGTTCCCCACAGTAATCCATTTACTGTAGAAGTAGTAACAGCGGCAGTAAGTGCCATTGTTGCTTTGCCTTGTTTTGCTAGGGGATATCCGTCTACCATTGTTGCCGCGGCACTGTTAGCACCTGGTATGCCTAGTAGTATTCCTGAGTATGTATCACCTGTTGTACTTGCGGCTACTACTGCCATACAAAAGATAACACCTAAATAAGGATCAGCACCAAAGAAACTTATAAATCCAAATAGTGCTACTAATCCTGTCGTAGCACCAGCACTTGGAATAAGTCCAATGATTAGTCCGTATAATGTGCCGGCTAATAGAGCGTAAATTTCTTCCATACTAATACCTATAATTGATATTAATAATTATCTGACTAGTTAATTGTGAGAACTATTTCTGTCTTTTGTGAATACTTCTAGGTGTAGTCTTGTGGATGTTCTCTTTTTTCTTGGCTTTTGGAGTTTGACTCATTACACCTGCTAGTTTTCTCATATGATCAATTTCAGAAATTGACTCGTCTTCTTTGAAAGGAATCTCGTTTCTGTCTTTTAATGCTTGTACAATTTTTTCAATGTGTCCTGGGTGTGTATCATCAATATCTTTATAACGTTTTTTAATTTTATCAATGTCATCACCTTTTGCTAACATTCTACCAATTTTGCTATACAGTACATTACGCTTAACACCTTCATCCATTGATTCCATTGGAACCATATCTGATGCTTTTTCAATATCATCATGATTTGGAACAATTTTATTAAACTCGCCATGTAAAGCATTAGTAATAGGAGCAATCTCTTTATCTTTTTCTAAAGCAAAAGCAAGAGGATTCATTTGTCCTTCTTCTCCATATTTTTTCACTATTGCTTCGTATTCATTTTTTTCAATAGCATCTAGAGGAACGCCTGAATCTAAATGATATTTGAAAAATCCATCTGCTAAATCATAAGCATCAGCAGATTTATGAGAGTTAAACTTTTTATACCAAGCCTCGACAGCACCAGCGT